GCCAGCAGTGGCTGGAACGCCGACAGGAATGTCGCGCCGCTCATCCTTGAGATATAGATACTCAAAAATTCGCAAGCAGGCTGGCTTCTCCAACTGACTGTGAGATACATAAGTCAGATTGGCTTCAGCCAAATGTTTTGGTAGTTCCCTTGTCATTCCCTTTGCTCCTCTTTCTTTCCCCATTATGCACAGCAACAAATCATCGTCAAATGTTTTTTTGACATATCAATCAAAATTAATTTCAAGGAAGTCATTGCAGGCATCAATAACATCTTGCCCTATGTAGAAATCTGTATGTGCAACGCCTTCAATAATCGTGGTGCATTTGACAATCTTGGCGTGACCTACGTCGATAAACTCATCTGCGGTCGTGTTGTGTTCCGCAACCATCACACACACATCACACCCCGCCGCCACCAGATTGCTTGCAAGATATTGCAACATTCTGCGCTGTCCTTCTGGCATCGGCGCACCGACCAGCTTTAATTCGCCTATCACATATTTGCGCCCCATAACGTCATAGATAAAATCAATGTCTGTTGGTGTATATCCGTTCAAGATTAGGTTCTCGTAATCCTTGACTTGCGCGGCGCGTTGCTTCCATTTGATTAGTGTCATCTTCTATCCTCTATAGTTTATCAAAGTCCAGTGGGTCACTCGCAAGATTGAACACATCCTCAATGCTGACATCACAATCTATTGGTTTGTGCGTCTCCTCAAACTTAGGCTTCTGACTGCCTGCCACTATCAAATCCCAGTCAGGCTTCGGCTCTGCCTTCACTGGCGGTGCAGGGGCTGGCATCGGCGGCTCTGGCTTCGGCATTGCCTGCACCATCGGCGGCGCGTGATACGCGCTCATATCTGCGCCAAGGCGTTCAGCCGCCTTGATAGGTATCTTGCGTAGGGTAATGCCCAGATTGCGGTTAAGTTCGCCAGACGCTATCAGCGCATCAGTTTCCTGCAAGTTCTTGAGCGCACCATCCAGAGTCCAGTCGCCGCCCTTCTGCCTGCGCTTATCTTCCTCGCTCTGCTCACTTCCGTAGGTCTTCAAAGGCGTATCTTTTGCGAAGCGGCGTGTCCACTCTTGATTGACCATGCTGGTTGCTTTGATTACAGAGCCAATATCAAACCAGAATTGTGATTTATGTTTTGACAGACACATCGACCAAATCTTACGCAACTGTTCAACAAAGATTTCTTGCGTGTCCATCTCGCTCGACAAGCGTTGATTGATTGCTTCGCTGATTTCTTTCATGTATGCACCCGCCGCCTCTTCTGTGCGTAGATGCGTATGTGGGCGTAACACTGTCTGCAAGGAACGACAAAAGTTGTCGCGTATCAGAATCATGCGCCCATTGTAGTCAATTTTAATTACTGTTTGTTCGCTCATCTTTTTCCCTTTCAAAAATGATTAGCTTAAAAACCCCGACCAGAATTTGTCTGATGAGGCATCTTCAGAATTTTTGGTTTCATTTTTTTCAGATGATATATTAGTTGATATATTATCTGATATATTAGTAGGACACGCTGTCTCAGCTATAACAGGACACTCTGTCGGGGCTAAATGGACAGGCTGTCGTAACTCGACGACAGATTGTCCTGTGGAGACAGGGCGCGATATTGTATAATAATTGCTTGTGCGTTTTCCCCCAATACTGCGATTAGATACAGATAAAAAACCATCTTTTCGCAATGCGGTAACCTTGCGTTGCACTGTGCGCGGTGACAAACCCGTCAGGCTTGCCAGCCTATCCATCGACGGGAAACACTGCATTCTCTCGTCAGCGTGCTTGGCAATGGTCAGCAATACAAACTTTGCCACAGGGTCTGCGACTTGCATATCATAAACCAAATCCATTGCCCGATAACTCACAACAGCCACTCCCGCATAATTGCTATCCCTGCCTCCAACTCACACGTCAACGGGAATAGCGCGTTGCCATCGACAGGCCAAGAATACTGACCGCTATCGGTCGCCCATTCTGAATTGACCGCATACATGGGCAACGTCACCCGTATAGGTTGGCGGTCATATTTCCAAATCAACACGGGTATCATGTTCTGCTTTGCGGCGGCGGTCTTTGCTTGTTCCCACCACGGCTTCTGAAACCAGTTACCAGACGCATACCGCTTGGCCTCAATCATAAAGGGGTCAAGCATTATGTCGCCCAAATCCTTCTCTTGATACTGGCTCAGATTGCGCCTAACTTCCACACCAAGCTCTTCAAAAATAATCTTGCAAAGCTCGCGCTCGAATGTTGCGCCCTTGTTCCTACTCAGCTTCGACATCTTCAAGCTCTGGCACAAATGCGAGAGCGTTTACACGCCCTTCGGTGACACGGGTAATCACCGCGATATTTTTCGGGCTGGGGATTGTTTCGCCCGTCCCCCACCTGTAAGCGACCGATTGCTTGACGCCGCATAGCTGGCCTAAGCGATAACTACTCACCTTTTGGTCGCGCATCCAATCGCCCAACGTGCCTTTATAATTTTCGTAATTTTCCATCTGATAAACTCCTCTGTTGATGAATGTCTAATTTGTATACCTGTTCTGCTCGCATTGCAAACAAAAAAAGCGGGGGCGATTTCTCGCCCCCGCCTGTGGTTATGGCCTCGATTTCATTACCTCTTCCTCATCCCACTCATCATTATCAAAACACGAAGTATCTATAAAGTGCATCCCATAACAATCTATGTCGCACTTATTTTCCTCCCAATGATAAAGGGTGTATCCGTCGCAAACGTAATAATCTTTATCCTGCCTGTATAATCTTCCGACTATATTCTTTTTGTGTAACTCCTTCAGCTTTGAGACACCATCGTCAAAGTTTTCAAATTCCCCGACAATCTCTTCATAAATGTCTTTGTCTGGATTAAAATTTTCATAAGACCAGACGACATACTTTGTATCACTCATATCTCTTTCCCTTTCAATGGCGGCGGGAACGTTTACACGCCCCCGCCTGTTGGTTAAACTTCCCTGCCACCGTTGTCCCAAACCTTGGGGTCAATGGCTTCTACGTTGCTCAATATGCGGTCGTAGGCATATGAGAACATTCTGTCATAGTCGCCGCCGTGGTCGTCGACCATTTCAGAAAAATCAGCCGCGTTGTATCCGCGCAACTGATACGGGCGTTTTAAGATAAACACCCACTCCCCTTCGCCGCACTCATATACCTCTTGGATATACTTGCTGGCTTTCCTCTGATTGCTCATTGGGTTTCCTTTCTATTTATCATGTCAAACAACATGGCCTTTTCCGACTCTTATACCTACAGTATAGCACACCCATAAACCCCCGTCAAGCATTTAGTGTGAAAGATTATTGCTTTGTTTGGTATGTTTGCGCAACATTCTTTCGCGGGGTGTTGCTCATAGCGTTTAAACGCACCGAAGCCAAAACGCCCGTTTTTTTATGTGTCTTGTCTTTCCTAACCATACCTACCTAAAAAACTCTCGCGCCTCTGTAGCGCCCCTGTATGGGCGTTTAATCGGCATTTGGGGTATGATGTAGGCACGAAAAAGGGGCAAGCCGTGAAGTCCGCCCCCTCGGTTTTACGCATTTTGCGGCAAATACGCACCATATTCACCGCATAATTTGCGATGATTGTTGCGTTTGCGGTAAATGAATAATATAATCACCGCAGGAGGTGCGTCAAATATGCCCTTTATTCATCGTGCCGCTATCTTTGAGGAAATCATCCAGCACGCGCCGCGCCTCAATGACTGCGGCGTCAATATCTTCAAGCGGTGCTTGCGCCTCATTCAGTGCAATCAGGTTTTCCAGTGTGTCAACAATTTTATCAGTCATGATTTTTCCCCTTCTGTTAGTCGTTCAATCATCTGTTTAATGTTTAACCACGCAAGCCGCAACGCGCCTTGCTCTCTCATCGTGCCGTGCAGGGTGAGCGCGAATATACGCCGCCCCTGCCGTGTGTCGGTCTTTTGAAAGTGTGTAAACGCTTCCTGCATAACATACAGCCTCTGCGTTTGCTTAGAATATGACATAAATCAGCCCCATCATTGCAATCGTGCAAGCAAGCGCGGCAATGTCCTTGATTGTTTCGAATATCTTTCCCGTTCTGGTCATGGTTTAAGCCTCCTTATAATCTGCGAGAATCTTTTTAATAGCGGTTAGCATATGGCTATCGTTTAAGCCCTCGTCATAGGCCGCATCGCCAAGCGTGAATCCTTCACGCTTATTCGTCGCCTTATAAATAGACCAGCAAAAGGCGTTGAATTGGTCACCTGCAAAGGGGACGTTTTGCCGATGCGCTAATATTGGTGCGGAGCCATAATCTCTAACTGTTCTATTTATTGCCTCCTCAAAGCGCTCAAATAGTTTTTGAGTCATTTTCATAATCTTTACCCTTTCTAATCGGTCATAATTAACCGCTAGACAGGCCAACCATAGGCCAGCCTGTCAGACTGTTAATTCCAAAAGACCCAAAATGTGCCGTTATGATAACCGCTAGTTGAAGGCAGATTATCCCGCGCGTAACTTTCAAGGTCAATATATCCCCACAAGTGAGACGGCACATCACCGCAAGCCTCAAGCTCATTTTCAGCCCATTCAGTCGGGCTATCATAGCACCCGTGACCATCAAGCGCGGTTTCTATGGATTCCTCCAGTCCGCACCCAGTGACCGCTATAAAAGCCTCGACCGCTTCTAGTTCGTGTTCGTCTAGGTTTGCAAGCTCAAAAGCCACGTCCTCAATATCACATTCAGAAACCGCCGCGCTTGCCAAGCCTTCCCAGTCTTGAAACATAATCTCAGGGTCTTGTTCGTCGCTGTGTAGCTTGCGACAAGCCTCAAAAAATGCGTCCTTGTCCTCATAGTCCGCAATGTTGAGCCAAGCCCCCGCAATGCTTCCCGCGTTATATTTTGCGTATGTTCCCACATATACTTTATTTTGCATGGTCTTTTCCTTTTCTGTGTTTGATTGTGGCGTTATTGCCTAGCAATCATTAGACGCGCCAGCAACGCCAGCGCGTCAGATTATTGCTATGCCGATTACACCCCTTCTGAATATTGAAATTGCCGAACGCCGTTGGCTATATCGCGTTGACGGTGCATTTCACATGCCCAGTCTGACAATTCAGCATAGTCGCTGTCAATAAACAGACCTTCGGTCTTCTTGCACGCGTTGTCCCACATTAGCCAATCAGCCTCAGTGGAAGCGGTGACGCTCATAACGTGGCGAGTATCTTCTGGCTTAGATTGGTCGTCCACGGCGTAAATGTCGAATTTGCAATAAAAGTTTTCTTTGGTCATGTTTTCAATTTCCTTTTCGTTTGCCGCATCATTGCGGGTTTTGATTGCTAGGCAATCAGTAGATGCGCCAGCAATGCCAGCGCATCCGCTCATTGTCTAGTCTATTTCCAGAACGTATGTGCCCAATCGTCGAGCCAAGGCGTCATCGAATAGTCAGACACTTCGTCGCCGCCATCATTTCCAAGGACAATATAAGCCCAGCCTTGAGCTTTGTTTTCATTGTCATGGAAAACAAGATGGCAATCGTCGCAAGCCTCCGCCGCCTCTTTTACCTCTCTTATGTTTTTAGACTTTACGGCTTCGTTATCGTCTTCGCCCCAGTCCACCGTTATTGAAAAACCCTTTTCGATAGCGTGGTTTATCAAGTCAAAATGTGCCTTTTTCATTGTGTTTCCCTTTTCGTTTAATGCTGGCGGTATTGCCTGCAATGTCATCTGAGCATATAGCGCAGGGGTTTGCAAGCGTTTAAACATAAAAAGTGCTTTTTTATCTTATCTTATGCGGCGCGGATATGGTCGAAAATACCCAAATCGACGCTATGGTGTCAAATTTGCCCGTAGGGGCGTTTTTGCGTTTTTAGGTGCAATCATACACGGGGTATGCTTCGAGGGCATTTACGGGGCTTCTGTGGAGGTCGTTTTTTTTATGCTTTTTTTAATCTTTTTTTATGCTATGAAAAAGGCAAGGAAAAATTCAATGAAATCAAAGGTGTTGAGGATTAAAGAAAATGGGCAAAGTTTCTAAAAATGGCAAGCCTTTAGGAAGGCCAAAAGGCAGCACGGGAAGCAATGGCAGACAACTTGGTGGATACGTTGTCAGACAAATAGAACAGAGCATGACTATTCTTGAAAAGCGTGGCACGTCACTTGCAGAGATTATCGCCAACAGATTATGCGAAGATAAGCCAGAAGCCATGCTGGCAATCATAAGCAAATACACGCCACTTGATTTGAACATAGAAGTAACAGCCAGCGATTCCATAGCGGACGCGCTTGCCAATGTGCAGGCGGTGATGGCTTCAAATCGCGCCAAGGTAATCGACGCTGAGCCTGTAGATGAGGACTGATGTTCCCCAAATGTTCCCGTGACATTTATGCACCAGTCAATAGATAAAGATACGGAATAGAATTATTTTTTATAGTGTTGCAAAAATACCCCCCCGAAAATTTCTCGCGGGGGCAGGTTATATTTGTATAGTATCCAAATAACGTGACCCTTATACCACAGACCCCCCCCCTGCTTTCTAAAAAACACACCCCTATACCCCCATAAAAATTTTTTCTTATTTTTTCTGATGCAATACATTTCCCGTATTTAAGACACTCTGTCCTATAAAGACTATATAGACTGATATATTCTTGATATATTTATAGGACACTCTGTCCCTACTAACACGACACGCTGTCTTAAATTCGCCAAAAACATATGGACACGCTGTCCTATGGAAGTGTCATCAAATGATACCGATAAACACTGTGACAAAAATGCAACACCTTCTTGCAGACAGGTTCAAATCGTGTATATATGAAAAAAGAGGAGTAAGGGTTTCGGTTGAGCGTACTCCTCCTTTGACGCTCCCGAATGTGGGGCGGGCTTTATTCCCTTTCGGCTCGCCCCACTACTAAAAGGAGAAGATATGGGAAAAGAGAATTTAGATGTAAGCGAGCTTATGCTTGCTATTGCGCTAGACCCTGTTTTATTCGTTAAGGGTGTTCTTGGCGCGGAGCCAGAGGAATGGCAGGAGAAGGCATTATATGCTGTGCGTGACAATGACAGGGTGGCTATTCGGTCTGGTCACGGTATCGGTAAAACTGCATTTCTATCTTGGCTCATATTGTGGTGGGTTTTAACCCGCTCCCCATCCCGTATTGCTTGCACAGCAAACACCGCTAGTCAGCTATCCGATATTCTATGGGCAGAGGTCGCCAAGTGGCATCGTCGTATGCCTGATGGCTTGAAAGAGCTTATTGAGGTCACATCCGCGAAGGTTGAGCTTGCTGGTCAGGACAGCTTTGCTGTGGCTCGTACGGCGCGTAGAGAGACACCAGAAGCCCTGCAAGGGTTTCACAGCCCCAATATGCTATTCCTCGTAGATGAGGCCTCTGGCGTGGACGACATCATCTTTGAGGTTGGTGAGGGTGCTATGTCTACAGAAGGCGCTAAGACAGTTATGACGGGAAACCCCACCCGTACGTCTGGCTACTTCTATGAAGCCTTTAATAAAATGAAAGACAGCTTCTTCACAATGAAGGTTGCCTCATCTGATAGCTCTCAGGTCGGCCCGAAGTTCATTGAGGATATGAAGACAAAGTATGGTGAGGACAGCAATATCTATCGTGTGCGTGTTTTGGGCGAATGGCCTGAGGCAGATGATGATGTGGTTATTCCGCTTCATCTTTTGCAGTCAGCAGCAGAGCGTGACCAAGTGCCAGCAGAGACAACACCTGTTGTTTGGGGGCTGGATGTGGCGCGTTTTGGCACTGATAAATCCGCCCTTTGCAAGAGAAAAGGGAATGTGGTAACTGAGCCTATCAAATCGTGGCGCAATAAAGATTTGATGGAAATGTGCGGGATTATCTTAAATGAATACGAAACAACTACGTGGTCAGATAGGCCAGTCGAAATACTCGTCGATAGTATCGGCCTTGGTGCTGGTGTCGTTGACCGTCTCACCGAGCTTGATTTACCTGTGCGTGGAATTAACGTTGCTGAATCCGCTTCTATGGGAGAACGTTACGGGCGGCTGCGGGATGAGTTGTGGTTTCTAGGCAAGGAATGGTTTGAGGCGCGTGACTGCACAATCCCAAATCAAGAAGAGCTTATAGACGACTTATCTAAGCCTAGATTTTCTTTCCTATCTAATGGTAAGCTAAAGGTAGAAGGAAAAGATGAAATGAAACGGCGCGGTCTAAACAGTCCTGACCTTGCAGATGCCTTTTGCCTTACCTTCGCTTCTCGTGCTAGTATTGCCAAGAGTGGCAGTAAGCACAAATGGAATAGCAACTTAAATTATGGGTCGTCAAAATGGATAGTTTAAAAACAATAGACGGTGAGCCTATCGAGGACACAGCGTTTGAAATGATTGCCCTTGTCCTTCATCAGCTTTCGGAGCTTGGGCAGGACTGGGACGAATTGATTGACACCTGCCTGCTTGCATCTGCTTTCTGCGCTCAAGAAGCTGATATGCACCCAGATGATTATATGATGCGTGTGCGTTCTATTAAGGTCACTGAAGACGGAATTTACGGAGACGCTTAATGGCTATTATCTATCGCGGCGAGCGTTTCGCTGGTTACAACAAACCTAAACGTACCCCAAAGCACCCAAAGAAAAGCCACGCAGTGCTGGCGAAAGAAGGTGACACGGTTCGCCTAATTCGATTCGGTCAGCAAGGTGTTCGTGGCGCTGGAAAAAATCCCAAGACAGCTAAAGACAAAGCTCGAAAAAAGTCTTATTATGCTAGACACAATGCTCAGGGAAAGCCGACAAGCAAGTTGTCTGCAAAATACTGGTCGCATAAAGTTAAATGGTAGGAGAAAGAAATGCCTAACGTAGACGGAAAAAAATACCCATACACAAAAGCTGGAATGGCAGCAGCAAAGAATGCCAAGGGGAAAAGTTTTTCGACTTGCTCAATGTGCAAGTCCCCTCGTGCCTGCACAAAAGCAGGACGCTGCTTGAAGGGAGTGAGCGCATGACCACCTGCTACCACTGCGGATACCCAACTCACACCAATGTAACTGGCTCTTGCAAAAGCTGCCGCAAATCACTTGCCGTTGAGCCAGTGAAAATGCCAGAACCTGTAAAAGCGCCAACCGTTAAAAAAGAAACAAAAAAAGTAAAAGCTAAAAAAGCTCCAGTCAAGCCTATTACGGTAGAGCTTGGCGACGATGCAACAGATTAAGAGATATATAATGGCTAAAATGAATGATGTAGAATTTCAATCTATTGTTCGCAATGAGATTGAACAGGCTATCGGTCACTATGATACAGAGTACTCCCAAGACCGCATTGAGGCCATGGACTACTATCTGGGCGAACCATTTGGCAATGAGCAGCCAGACCGTTCTCAGGTTATCAGCACAGAAGTAAGCGACACTATTGAACACATCATGCCTAGCCTGATGCGTATTTTTACGCAGTCAGACGACTATGTGCGCTTTGTGCCACACGGCCCAGAAGATGTGGCTGTCGCCGAACAAGCTAGTGACTACTGCAACTGGATTATTAACAACGATAACCGTGGCTTTGAAATCATGCACAACTGGTTCAAGGATGCACTTATCCTTAAAACTGGTGTTGTTAAGTTTGGCTGGGATGAAACCGTTGACGTTGAGAAAGAAGAATATGAAGGTCTTAACGAAGAAGAATTGACCATCCTGCTGTCAGATGAAGAAGTAGAAATTACCGAACAAGACGTTCGCACCGTTGGCGAGGATATGTTTTTGCCAGACGGAAACATTATTCCCGCCCCAATGTTTTATGACGTCAAGTTGCGCCGCACCAAAACAGACGGGCGTGTAAACATTCAGAATGTGCCGCCAGAAGAGTTCCTTATTTCATCTCGTGCTAAGTCTCTTGAGGATGCAACTTTTGTAGCACACCGCACAACCCTCTCTGTTAGCGACCTTGTATCTATGGGTTATGACAAAGAAGAGGTTGAGGAATATGCTGGCTACACAGACCTAGACACATCAGAAGAGCGCACAAGTCGTTTTGAGGATATTGAGTCAAGCGCTGTTTACGACAGTTTAGACCCAGCAATGCGTAATGTTCTTGTTACAGAGTCTTACATCAAATCGGATTACGATGGTGACGGTGTAGCAGAACTACGCCGTGTTCTAACCATTGGTGAAGGACACCATGTTCTTGAAAACGAAGAATGTGACATTGTTCCATTCGCAATGATTTCACCAGTCCTAATGCCACACCGCGCCATTGGGCGCTCTGTCGCCGAGTTGGTGATGGACGTGCAGTTGATTAAATCGACACTGATGCGTCAGTTGCTGGATAACATTTACAACACAAACAACTCTCGCGTTGTTGCTGTTGAGGGTCAGGTAAACCTAGATGACCTAATGACAAACCGTCCTGCTGGTATTGTGCGTGTGCGCCAAGCTGGTGCTGTGCAGCCATTGCAGGTTCCAGATGTTGCTGGCTCAGTATTTCCTGCACTGAACTATATGGACAGTGTTCGTGAGCAACGCACAGGCATTACGAAGCAATCAATGGGCTTGGATGCCGACTCACTACAGTCAACAACTGCTACGGCTGTTGCAGCTACTATGGCTGCGTCACAAGGCAAAATTGAAATGATTGCTCGTGTATTTGCTGAGACTGGTGTTCGCGCACTATTCCGTGGCATCTTGCACCTTGTCACCAAGTATCAAAACAAAGATAAAATTATTCGTTTGAATAATAACTTTGTGGCGATTGACCCGCGTGAGTGGGAAAATATGTATAATGTGCAAATCAATGTTGGCCTTGGCACAATGCAAAAAGACCAACAGCTTGCAACACTGTTTCAGATTGCTGCCAAGCAAGAGGGAATTATGGCAACAATGGGGCCAAACAATCCTATCGTTACGCCTATTCAGTATCGCAATACTTTAGCTAAAATCTCTGAGCTTTCTGGCTTTAAGGATGCTAGTGAGTTCTTCCAAGACCCACGCAATGCACCGCCACCACCTCCACAACAACAGGGGCCAACACCGCAAATGCAAATGGAAATGCAGAAAGCACAGCAAGAGCTGGAACTTAAGAAACAAAAAATGCAAATGGAGTTTGAGCTTGAGCGCGAGAAGATGGCGGCAGAGCTTGACCTTCGCCGTCAAGAGCTTGAGTTTGAGCGTCAGTTAAGAATTGAAAAACTTCGTTCAAACATTGAAACATCCGTAAACCTACCGAGGGTTTAATATGGCTTTGCCTCCGCAGATGACAGCGCAACAAATTCAAGAAATGTTGAATGTTGCCGCGCCGAATGTAAGCGCAACTGCGCCAGACCTTTACTCGTCAATGGCTGGCTCAAACATTGCGTACATTCCTCGCCCAACTGCGGCTTCCTACAGCCCAGATAATTTGCCTGAGTTTATGAGAAATTTCACTCAGGTTACGCCGCAGACTTTTGCTCCATCTCAGGGTGTATTTGATATTGCTCCTATACTGGATTCTATTCAAGGCACTATGCCTCAAAATTATATTTCAGAGTATCAGCCGTTAGAGCAGGCCTTTCAAGAAAGCATTGCCATCGACCCATCAATGTTCGGTGGCGGATATCGCTCTGGGTTGTATATGCCGACACAGACATTGCCTGCAAGAGAGGGTGATGGAGTATTTGACATTGCAGAGTCATTGGCAGCAGTTGCTGGCTTAAGGGAACTGTACCCTTATGCAGAAGAAGCGGTTCAAAAAGCATATGACCCAGTTGAGGAGTTCGTTCAACAAAACGTTCTTGACCCTGTTGAAGAGACTGTTCAACAAGTGGTGTTAGACCCAGTTGAAGAAGTTGTTCAGCAAGTGGCGCTTGACCCAGCAGAAGATTTGCTAAAGGTTGTCGGCGACCCAACGGAAGAGTTTATTCAACAGATTGTTTTAGACCCCATTGAAGATGTCGTAAAGATACCGCTAAAGGAAGTCGAAAAAGTTCTACCTGAGGTCGACGTAAACATAGACTACAAAACCATATCTGAAATTTTATCAGGTGAACCAACTCCTGAGCCAGCCCCTGAACCAACTCCTGAGCCAACCCCTGAACCAGCAGCAGAGCCTGTTGTCGACATAGGTCTACCAACTGAAAGCATAGACAAAATTATAAATGATGTTGTCTTTGACCCTATAAAAGAAGCAACAGAACCTCAAGTTGAAATAATTAAAGAAAGCATTGTCAATCCTATTTTAGAGGTAGCGCCAGAGATTGATGTTAATTTTGAGACACAAACCTTATCTGAGATTATTGAAAACCTGACAAAAGAAGAACCTAAATTAGTAGAAGAGCAGGTTGAAAAAGTTGCAGAAACTCAGGTGGAGCAATTAAAAGATTCTGGCATTATTGATTTTTCAGATGGTAAATTGGATATCAATATAACGCTTCCAAAAATTCCAGTTCCTGACACGCTAAAAGAAATTGTAGATAATTTAGGCTCAGGCACAACTAACGTAGTAGAGGCTTATGCCAACATTGAAAACCTCATTGAAAATCCATCTGGTGTAAATGCAGACAAGGCCGTAGAAGTTATAAACAACATTGGGTTTGACTCTGGTGCATCACAGCCAATTATTCCGCCAGAAGTGGGCGGTGCATTAGCTGACGCTGCTGATGTGGCAGCTATAGTCGAAGCGTTTGAAAACCCAGACGCTGAAAGTTTAACCAATGCGTATGCCGCTGCCGACAGCTTAAAAATTGCCTATTCTGAATCTGGGGCGGGCCTGCCCGCAGGCGAGGCAATAGGAAACATTGGCACTATCCTTAGCGGTATTGAGGATTTGGATAATGGAATCGAAAGCCCAGCAGAGGCTATAAACGTAGTCAACGCCGCGAATCTTGTTTCAGGTTTTGCGTCAAACCTTATTGCTGGCCAAGGTGTTGGCGCAGCCGCTACTGGTGCTGCTGCGTCTGGGTTTATGCCAGAATCATTTACTTCTGTTCTTGGCCCACTTGGAACTGTTTACGGAATAACTCAGGGCCTTGGTGCAATAAGCAATTTAGCTAAAGGTGGTGCTGCTGGTAATTACCCACGGGTCGTTGGTAATCTTTCTTTCTCTGATGGAAGAATTGGTGCAGCAAGCAACGTAGATGCGGCTGACGTAGATGAGCATGGTTTGGCAGGTCGGATAAATCAAAGCTGGGCGCAAGAAACTTTTAACTCAGCAACTCAAATGACAAATGACCTTATTGATAATTATGGGTTTGAGTTAGACCAAGCTAAAGCCGAGCCTTTGATGAAAATTCAAAGTAACGCATACTACAACAGAGAAGGCAAGCTGCCAGCCAATGCGCCAGATTTTGTTGTTAAGTTATTACAAAGCGGCGCTCTTAAACCAACAGAAAACACTCCACCAGAGATACTTTCATCAAATGAAGCGTTTGGTTCTTTTTTAGATAGCCATTTAAGTAAAGGGCAAGACCTTTACGCCGCCAAAATGTATGACATATCAAATCAATCTGGCCCCTTATTCGGTGCAGAACACGCAGCCTCGGCGGGAAGAACTACAAAGGCAGCTGCTCGCTCAAAAGTTAGGTTTGCTACGCAAGAATCTGCACAAAATTGGATTGACTCTCAAACACCAGAACAGGCTTTTTGGAAATCTGGTTCAGGAAACAGTACGCAATTCTTTGTTAGAAAGCCAAGCTACTCACTTAAAGAGGTCGACGTAAAAGGAAAAACTTTTTACGAAATAAACAGAAGTGAAAACATAAAGAGAATCGGCGGAAGATTTGACAATATGTCTGAATTAAAGTTGAAGTATGCTGACAAGTATAAGACCCAAGAAGAGGCTCAAAAGTATATTGAAGGTCTTAGCAAAGAAGAAACTTTTAGCCAAAGGCAAACTGGTAAGTATCCTGACTATTATGTTAACACGCCCGTTTACTCTGTAGTTCAGTCAACTCAAAACGGCCAGCCTGTTTACAGTGTAAACAAAACGTATAGCTCTAAGGAAATTAGAGGTAATAGCCTTGCCGATGCACGAACAAAATATGAAAAAGAAAAGCAGGCTAAATTAAATCCAGTTGAATCAAGCCCAACGCCAAGCGCTGGAAGTCTTGAGTGGTATCAAAGTCAATATGGCCCAGACTTGGGAGCCGCTCTTCATAACATAAGTGGCCTTAATCTAGGCGATATTCGTCTTAGTCTGTAGCTTTAATCTAAGTGGATTATAACATTTGTTATAATGTCCATCATAATACCTCTTGCACAAAAAACATTGTGTGGTATTTTTGCAACAGTATAGGAGACTGTTATGAGTGAAGGGAAGTTAATGGCCGAGCAAGCCAGAGGAGAACGCGCTGCTGCATTATT